TCTTAATTCTGGTTTAGTGTAAGCCATTATGCAAAATAGTTTTTAGGTTTAACGTTAGTAATAGCCTGTGCCATCTGCATAGGATCAAATCCTGAATCACGTTTTGCCAAAAAGTTCTCAGCAATAAACTTTTTCAATTGATCCTGAGGGCTAATCCTTTCTTCTTGATCTTCTCCTTTGCCAACGTTTAAAAAGATATTAATAGATTGGGCAGAGTCAGTAGAAGCAGGTTGTTGGGGTGGAGCAACAGGAACCTGAGGTGTCTGTTGATCAGCCAAAGGCATAACATCAGAAAGTTTACCCTCCGGTGTTTTCCAACGTCCAGTTGCAAGCCATTCTAACTGTGGATCAGTAACAAAAGCTTTACCTGGAAGTGCTAAATGAACATGAGTATCATGTCCTTTATCTCCAGGTCCTAGTGCTTCTTTAAATAACCCTAATTGTTTTGCTCGCCAAGATAACTCACCTGTTCGTTGTTTCCAGGAAATTGGTTTGCCGCCAGGGAAAGCAGGTGCTACGTCAGGTCGCCAATCGGTTACATCTATGGCTGCACCACCAGGTTGATAGTGGAAAGAACCTTTTGCATGGCCTCCTCCAACACCACCAAATGCCGGATGCTCACCGATCTTCAATCCTTTCGATTGAAGAAATTTGCCGACATCAACAATAGAACGTTCAGCCATGACTAACTAAAGTAATCAACACGAGGCACATTTGTTATTTGCTGTGCCATTTCCATTGGGTTATCTAAAAGAGAAGATTGTTGTCTTGCTTTTACACCACGACTAAACTTTTCAAGAAATTGCTGAAAGATATTTTTCTGTTCAGGTTGCTTTCCACCTCCACTTACAAAAATATTAATGTTGGGTAAACCACTAGGTTGTTTGGCCGTTGGTTGTGTCTGCGGAGTAGGTTGCGTTTGTTGTTGCTGGGTGGTTCCTGCAACTTGTTGTTTCTGTTGTTCGTAGTATTTATACAGGTCACCGAGTCCTTTAGAAGGTTGTCCGTAGTAGCTTCCACCAGCAGATGTTGGCAACGAAGCCCACTCTGGAGCAAGCTTGTTAATAACAGTTCCAAATTTTTCTCCTTTAAGGAATGGATCTAAAGCACCACGCTTTTTATCAATAAGGTATAACGCAGCAAGGTCTTGTGATTTAGGATCAAAGCCAGGGAGTCCAAGAGCTTTGGCAGTACCTTGCCATGTTGGAGGTAAAAACTGATATCCTCCAGCGGCTGCGCTTTTGTAGCCTCCGCTACTAATGACCTTATCGGGGTGACGCCATCCTTTAGAAGTATCAAACGTACCACCACCAAACATGGTGCGATAGCCTGCTTCTCCTGGAGTACCTTCTGCATAGCGAATGGTATTTAAAAGAGAACGTACTTCAGGGCGCTGAAGCAGTTGTTCATAGCGCTGGCGTAGTTCAGACACTGGATTATCGGAAGTTGTACTCGAAGTAGAAACGGGTTCCAACAGCAACGTCTGCAGGTCCAGGTAAGGCTTGAATGAATTCAGCGCCTTCCCGCTCGAAGCGATAGCGGGCTTGCATAGGGTTTCTATAATTAGCGACGTACAGATGAAGAGCTAAGCGATCAGTTTCATACAGATAAATCTCCGTCCAGGTTTTAAGTGTTTCTTTGAAATCAGTCGTTGTAATAGTGCGGTCAACGTCACCAGCAATATTTTCTAAACGGTTACGAGGTACAGCAAAGTTATTTGCACTACCAGTCATATCAGTGCGCTTTTCTGCCTCATCGCACCGGCTGACTTGTTCGACTAATTTCTGATACCAGAAAGAATCTGGTACATTGTTGAGTGCTTCCTCAAGTCGTGCTAGATCACCAGCAGGGATTGAAGTGGAGTTATATCCCAGGTGCCAACGAATCTTTGACTTGAGGAAACTATCAAGCTGCATTATTCAACTCGAATAAGATTTTCTTTGATAATTTCATCCCAATCAACACGCTTAATAGCTTTGAGTTGATCTAAGCGGACGAACTTTTCACCAGGCATTGAGGTTTGTAAATCCTTAATATCCCGTGCTGTCTTTAATCCTACTCCAGGTAAATGGTCAGCAATCTGTCTAGCGCTTGCGGTATTAATGTTAATCCGCACATCTAGAGGGAAAGTTTCCTTATTGGTAGGAGTCGGTGGATTAACGCCTTCTTCCTTCAGCTTTTCAGTAAGACGTTCTTCTGTCCGATCCCTTTCATTTGTTGCACCAAGATGAGGGATGAGATCATCACGTTCGATGTACAGAACCTCATCTTGAGAATCAATGCACATCATGATCCCATCCCCATGGTGAGAGATCATTTCAACCAGTTGACCGGTTGGTTTGTATTGGTAGAGCATCCTTAAGAATGTTGACTACCAATACAATACCAACCTCAACTTAACTGATCAATAGATCAGCTATCGGTACCACCCACTTGGGAAGCGAAATCAATGAACTCATTGATATCTTCCCAGCTTACGCCAGCAGCAGGACGCAGGTAGTTCACGCGGCAGAGGATGTAGCCAATGCGGCCAGCATCAGAATCAGCCTGGCTGATGAACACACCGTCGCCATCGGCGGAGGTGGAGGTCACACCGTTAACGTTGAACACCTTGAAGGTGGTGTCAGCGGTCACCTTGTAGAACATCGAGTTGGCAGCATCAGCAGCCACGATGCCACCAGTGGTCACGGCGGTCCAGAAGGGCAGGTCACCAACGGTGGTGTCGCTCAGACCCTGAGCAAACAGGGAGCTGGTAGCAGACACAATGGAGCTAGCAGCAGCCAGACCATTAGCCTGAGTAGCAGGAACACCGAAGGGGGAACCGGAGTTGTTAGGACCAAGCAGCAGACCCTCAGTGCTGGTACCACCGATGTCAGCGGTCACAGGGGACGCAGGGAAGCTAGCTTCACCACCGGCAGGCAGGTCCTGACCAATGGCGATAGAAGCGCCATAGATGTAAGCAGGACGAGCAGCACTTGCACTTACCACAAGGGAGGTGCGGTCATCACGCACACGATCATCAGGACGACGATCAGGCGAGGGTACAGTGATGTCAAAGCTCTTGTAGGAAGCTTTGTCAGCGGCCAGGTTGGTCACTTTGGCATAGCCAATCAGCTCGAAAGCTTCGACACCAGGCCAGCCATACACACCTTCAGTATTGAAGGAGGACAGGCGGTTGATTTGGTTACCGGGCTGGAGGATTGCACCAGCGTTGGACTTGTAAGTAGCCATTGTTAATTACCTCCTTCCTCAAACAATGGTGAACGCAGTGGTCACGAAGTCCTTATTCAGGTTCGCAAAACCGGCGTACAGCTGCCAAATCAGGATGATAAAGCGGCTGAAGTCGTCGTTGTTGTTAATGAGGACCTGAGCATTAGGACCACCGATGCCAACGCCCACGGCCTGAGGACCGAAGAACAGAGCAGGAGGGGTATCGTGAGAAACAGCACCGCCGCCATCGCCCGTATCAACAGTGATGGTTTTGGCAGGGAAGTTGGTAGACTCGAAGAAACGCACACCTTCAAACACGAAGCCGGAAGGCATGGTGGGCTCACCACCAACAAATTGAGCTTGACCATACTGACCACCGCCATAGATGGCAGCGTTAGGGTTCATGCCGCTCATGATGGGGTTACCAACAGCAAAGCCGGGGTAACGAGCCACTTCACGGAAGCCCTGATCAGCACGCAGATCCTTCATAAAGGAGGGATCAGCAATACAACGGTAGTAGCCATCAGCGAACACAGGCACGTTGCGCTTGCGCAGGCTCTTGACCACTTCCAGCAGGTCGGTCTTAACGTTAAACTTATAACGCTCAGACGCATACTCAGTAGCGGTATAGGCAGTCAGTGCAGTAGCACTGGTCTTGGCCTTACCATTAGGATAGTAGTAACCACCCTGTGTGTCAGAAGACTGTCCACGGGACTCAGACTTGAACAGCTCATCCAGGAACACACGGTCGCGCCAGCGGCGATAGTCGTCGAGGAGAGTCAGCGAACCAATGGACTGGTGGAACATATTAAGGTTCCCGGTGTCCAACAGCAGACGCTGAGCGGTCATCAGAGTCTCACGAGCAATCTTAAAAGTGCTCGGGAGGTTAGAGTTGTTCGGGTCAGCAGGACCAGTGTACTCACGGAGAGACACCAGCACCTTGTCCTTGACAATCGACCGGCTGTTAGCAGTACCGATGGTTTGATCCTGGGTACGCTCACGGTTGGTCTTCGTACCAGGATTACCCCAGAAACGATAGCGGTCGAGCTGAACGGTTTGACCCGGCTGTTTGGTGAAGTCGTGGACAACTACAGGCTC